GGTTGATGTAACATATTATACAACTTAATTGTTGCATCTTCAACACTCCAGGGCGTATACAATCTTGTATAGTCATTCGCAAATGTTTCTGGGAAGCTACGATATGCGGGATACAATACATTACAACCCAAACTATCTGCTTCGCTAACTGTATTACTTACCCAGTCTTGTAACGCACAGTTAAACAATACTCTTGTATCATTTAGTAACTCATAATATGCGTTCTTATCAAGGTCTTCACATACACGCAACAATCCTCGATTTTGCATATCTTGTGTACGCTTCATGTAACTATCGTTATTGCTTTTTAGTTTACTACCACTAAACACACAGAACTCTACACCACGATACACACCATGACGATCCTTCTCACCGTATCGGTTATAGAATTCTTCAATCACATCCATGTAGAAGTCTGGTTGCTTTTCTTGATCCCATCTAGCACTAAATGCAATACGCATTGTACGTTCATTGAATGGCTTAATATTATTGTTGATACGACTACGAACTTCTTCTTTACCAAATGCTAAGCCTGATATATTGTAGATGGGAGCCTTCCAACCTGCAATTTTCATATGCATTACCATTTCTTCATTACTAGCAAGTACACCATCACAAAAACTATCGACCATCTTCTCATAGTGACCCATAAACTCACTCATACCCCATACGTGTACGAAATCATCTGGATCAATACTTTGTGCTAGACAACGAACAAAAATCTTAGGACGACTTGTGATCGGAATCTGTTTCATAATATAGGGCAATGATTCAATGCCAGGCTGAAACATATCTTCAAAATAAACTATATCACCTGCACCTACATCGCCTTGCTTCATCATCTTAACTAGATTCATTAGTTGACTCATACCAAAATATGTACGACCATGTGCATCTAATACTTGACCCGTAACGATAGCTTGGTCATTACTTAATGTTTCTCCGGGTACGATAACATAGTTAATACCTCTACGTTTAAATACACTTTCATTCCAGTCTTGCAACTGTAATGTATATCGTGCTTTGTAGGGTTCTAGACCCATATAAAATAATTTATGCATTTGTTTTTCTTTCAATATCTTCTTCTACGCATTCTTCACCATACTGAATCTCTACAAGTCTGCACGGTTCACCAAACGGATTAGACAGTTGATGCCATGAATCTACAGGTATCTTAAACTCTTGATGTTTAGTCAATTGTAACGGAGGTAACGTGTAACCACCATTCATTTGTCTATGAACAATGCATGAACCTTCACTTACTAACCAATATTCATTTCGTTTAAAATGTCGTTGCATACTTAAACTTTTACCAGGCTCTACTGTTAGTTCTTTAACTTTACAACCATCTACATCGTGTAGTATACGATAATAACCCCACTCACGCAATATTTTCGGAGCTTTCCATTCACGCAGTATCCAACTACTACTGTTCATTTTATTATCACCGCCTACACCAAATACAAACTCTACATCGTCAAATACCATTTCGGGAATGTTATCTTTAGTTCTGTCCCCGCCATTAGCAAATACAATACTTGCTTTTGGGTGTAGTTTTTTAACTTGTTTGATAGCGTCAATTGCGGTATCATCACTATCATCAAACTCTATTACTTTATGTACTTGATGTAGATTTTCAATGATTGTTTTACGTTCTTGTATAGGCATAAAAGGTTGACCTTTTTTACGGGTCAACCATGCGTCACTATTAACTCCTACTATTAGTAAGAAACCCAATGCTTTAGCGGCTTTGAAATATTCAATATGACCACTATGCAGAGGGTCAAAGCCTCCAGTGACTAACACAACTTTCATGGACGCATATCCTCTGCCCATTGATCCTTAGGCCATTTGCCTGTTAATTGTTTCTGATGTTGACGATATGCGAAACTTCGCATGTCATACAATGATGTTTCATCAAACTTGTACCCATAGTCCTGACAGAATTCAAGGTACTTTTCAAGGTCCTCAAAAATCTGATTGATACGTGGGTTAGATTGATATTGTTGTTTTGCCATTTTTAATTCCTTTAAATAGCGAGTTGTTGATAAGGTTTGCTTGTGTTATAGACAATAGTAGCACCATTCTCATTATCTTCTGATACTTGAATAGCGATATTACGATCTGGATACCGAGTTGCGATAACTTCATAAAGGTCATCACTAATCATTTCACAACTTTTGTAATCCAACGCAAGAATGCCTTGAGAATATTGATTCTCTAACCATCTTTTAAATTGAATAAACTCAATATCACGGTCGTTGTGAAATACTTCAATAGACACTTCAAAATGAAAGATGTGTCTATGTGGAGTAGCTAAAAAGCTAACATCATACTCATCACCTGTTGCCAAGTTAGGGTCTGTTGCTGCCGCTGGGTATTTATGAATACCTTCTTTTTCAAAACGTACAAAGATAGTACGTAATGCATTTTGTTTGATACGTACACGTTTTTCGTGAATTGCTTGTTCATGTTGTTCTATCATATAATCCTATTTCCATTCAGGGCCCCAAGCCCAACTAATTAATGACCATCTTTCACCCCTTACGATAGGGTTTACTTGATGTGTGAATAAACTAGGAAAAGCAATAATACTACCTTTTTTCCTAGACGATTGTTGATTTAAAATATGTAGATCACCTCCTACATAATCTTTATCATCTGACAATTGTATACTCATTGTTATCTTCCTGTCAATATCTTCGGAAAGACTATTATAATTATCTGTATGCTTACCAAAGAAATCTTTTGTGTTATATTGTTTTAATTCATACGGTTCTACAAAATCAATAGTAGTCCTTATAAAACTGCTAGCTTCATCCCATACTTCTTGCAACAATGGATGAACAAAATGATCTAATGGTAATAAACATGAATTAAAACTTATTTGAAATAATCCTGGATACTTATTCACACCCTTAACAACATTATTTTTACCAAATTCTATAATCTCGTCACAGAGATGGTGTGGTACAACATTTTCTTTTACAAAGACACGTTTAGTACGATTTAACTCAATTTTAGGTTTTGCCGTTAAACATGGCATATCATTCCCTTAATACTTTTGAAATTTCATCATCACTATCTTCAATAGTTTCTTCAACTTCTGGTTCACTATTATTTACTTCAAACAATTGGTCAAACATCGTCATCGCATTCATTGCTTTCTTACCACTTAAACCCTGACTACCTGACTTCATTTGCATCCAGAAGCTACTATGAGATTCTATCATATCTAAGCTTTTTTGTCTATCTTTTTGTGCAAATATCTTATCAACAATTTCCCCGAAATGTTCATCATCAAACTTGCTCATAACCATTTTAGGCATGATGCCATTGTCATATTGACGATTAGCCTCTTGCACAGCAGTCATATGCATATACACATTGTGACTCTGTAATAATGTATAACTCAATGTATCCCAACTAGTTTTAGTTTCTTTACCATGCTGACCAATAAAGCCTTGACCACGATAGCAAAGGTCCTTCATCAACATACGGTCCGTTACTGGACTATCTGTAAACTTGTCGTGTATACCATCAGCTAATACACCATCACTGTACTTACGATTATCATTAGCATAACTCTTTTTCTCAGCAGTCTTTTCCATTTGATAAGACCATTTACCGTTATGCTCAATACTGTTGTTGAAGTATGCTAGACCTTTAGCCGCACTAAAGAATGGACTTGCACAGTCAAATGTAATCTGTAATTTTGGGTTATGATACTTACGCACAGCTTTTTGCACATCACTAAACAAAACGGCATATTCCATAATACTTACACCCAAACAGTGAATCAAATCATGCTTACCTTCTTGTAATAGTCCATCATGGATGATATCAACTAGTCTACGCAACATCAAGTGTACGTCAATCTTGTTCTGTCCCCCGAATGCCCAACCATTAAAATGATTATCTGGATAGATGTTTGGATCACAATATTTCTTCATCTCTGCATACCAATCATCACTTTGTTTGTGATTACGACCTTGCAATACATTTAAGAATTTACATTTACCATTACGATTCTTAATGAAGTATTCGTTATTGATATGAGTAGCAGTGATAGCTTCTTCAATTGTACTGATACCGTGAGCAGATTTACCAGTCTTTGGATCTTTGATATTGAACGTTGTAAGACTTTGTGATGGGATATCTAAACACATACCATAGTCCATGTATGTATCCATCCAGTTCAATACAGCTTTACGCTTAACCATAGCACGTGGGCAGTTAGGATCTTTCCAATCAGCTGGCCATTGACATTTGAGAATCTGAAATCCACCACTGTCACCTAACATGAATGTACCTTCTTCACGCTCTCTAATGATTGATTCATTAGGGTCGTCTTTAGTAGTGTCTAAGTTAGCATGACCAGCAGAGTACAATCCCCACTTATAAGTGTACAGTCCTTCTTTACTATTTAAGAAGTTAAGTTTCTCTACATCACCATTAAAGCCTGCAGGGATACGTTCAGGTGGGAAATAGTTCTCACCTTTGCGTTGCTTACCCAAGCCAGCAATATAGAAACTACTGACTGCAGGTAAGAACAATGCCCAATCGGGTTTATGTTGTGCTGATAGATTAACTTGTTCCATTAAACTTTTACTTCTTCTTTAATTAATGTTTGAACAACACGAATTTGTTCTTCTTTGTCTTTGATTTGTTTCATTAAATCGTTAATAGCGGGATTTGTTTCTGCTAATTTGTTGCGCTCGGCTTCTTCTAGCATTTTCTTTTTAGCCCACTCTAATAATCTAACTGTTTCATCACTTAAGTTTATATTAGCGTGATGTGCTGAAAGGATAATCCAAGTACTACCATCATACACTTCTATGTTCTGACTATTAGGATTATATCTCATATTACCTACACCGGGGGCATTGGTGCTATAGTTACCTATATAAGTAGATCCAGGATTACCACCTGATACTGTTATAAAAGGACTGCTAGTACTGATACTCTTAATCATTTTGCGTTAGCTGGCAATAGATATGTATATGTTGCTAATCCACTATCAACTGTAATCTCAGTTGCACCTGCATCAGCAATACGAACTTTCTTGTCACCTGGTAGATCCATAATAGCTAAGAATACTTTTACTGGCCAGTTCCATACTTTAGTTAATGAACCAGAGACACTAGGCTGAAACACAAAGTTACCACTGTGAGTTGATGGGTCACCAAAGTTAATCTTCAAGTCACCGTTAACTGTAGTGAATGTAAAATGTTCTTCTTCGCTGTTAGCACTTGCTTGTTTCTTCAGACGTTGAATGCCTGCGATAGTAGGTTCAAACTCTACATTCCATGTAGTACCTTTAAATGTAACAGTTTTAACTTTTTCTTCTACGATTGATTTAGTCATCAATCGATAGTCGTTAACGAATGTACCGTCTTTTGTTTCAAAGTGAATAGTAGTAGGTACATCAACTCCATCACGTGTAGTGCGTAATACAGAGATTTTAGCGTGTTCATCATAGTCATCAAAACCTAGAATAGTTTTGAGTTTGGTCAAGTTAGGCATACCAAAGACACCGATGAAATCAGCAATTGGGCTATTCAATACCCCTGATACAATAACAGTTTTCTTTTCTGATATTGCATTGATATGTGTCTCTGTATCTGTACCGGATACTTTAATTAAGTCTACATCACCTAGACCGTTTGTGTGTGTAATTAAATCTTGTAAATAATCTTTCATGTTTTTCCTTTGTATACCTATTTAGGCAGTTTATGTTATCTATTATAGTGGATTTTATTGCGTAAAGCAATAGCAGTTTACCCGAAGCTGAACAAATCATCGAATGTACTATTCGTATCTGTACTACTGCGAATATCCCATTCAAGTACGCCCAACAAGTTATCAATCTTTTCATCGACCAATGTTTGTTCCATTGCTGAATCATCAAATGGTAACTCACAGAACCATTTAGGTAATCGTAATTCATCGACAGGATAGGCAATACTAGTAAAGCCTAATGGATTAGGTTTAAGTTTACAAACAATAACCTTCATACCATCAATAATCTTTTGACTATATTGGTCACTGTTCACTCTACGCAAGTAGTTGTAGTTAAGTGCGGCTCTGACGTGACCGGGCATATTAGCACGACCTGTACTGCTCTTAGCTTCTAAGTCACCGTAGTATGTCAGTTTGTTTACACCTTTAGGAGAACCTTTAGTCCAACTGTCTTGTGCAGTTAGTATTCGTTTGAAGTCTTTAACTGCTTCAATGACCTCATCACGGCCTTTACCTTGCTGTAGTACCATTTGTAATACATTCATTAAGAATTCTTGTACATACTTAGGGGTATCAGCACGTTTCAAGTCAAGACCCATAGCTTTGATATCACCACCTTGCCCATCTTTGTCTTTGCGTTTACCTTCTTTATCAAAGATGTTAATAGCATAACGTTTCTTAACGATAAAGATAGCACGATCACCAATCAATTC